GTTTCCGTGTTGGCAAACTGACTCGCAAAAGAAATGGCTTTTGGATGACCTGCAAGAACGTGCGTATAACCGCTATCAGCACCAGACGCAGCAGTGAACAGCATGTTCGACTGATACACGGTGAAGCGATCTATCTGACCAACCTTACCGTTGCGTAGTGGCGACGTAGCATCACCCGTTAGGTAGGCTTGACGTAGCTCAGACTGCTTGAGCATGCTCACAAACTCAGGCGAAAGAACAATAAAGCGGCCTTCCTCTGGAATGTTGAGCGTGTCAAGTGCTGTTGACATCGTCAGAATGCTCGCTAAGATATTTGCCGAAGTAATCGTCTCTTGTGAGCCTATGGTAGTAGCACCAGTAATTGCACCAGCCAGAACATCAGTCTCGACAGCAATTCGCATGCCCTCTGATGCATCAGCAGAAGCCTTCTGGATCAAGTCGATATCAGCTTGCGCCTTTAAGATATCGTCTACCTTGAAAGAGAAGCTCTTAGCCTTGTCTATATTAAGTTCGACTTTACTGGTTGCCAGCTCTTGATAGGTAAGTGCTGCTCCAGTGTAGTCCGCAATAGTGACCGCTGGGACTGTTCGGATTATAACCTTATCGCCCTGACCGCTGATTTCTCCCTCATAGTCCGTGTTGGAAATGGCGGGTAATATTGATTGCGCATAAAATTTAGCCTGAAGAAGTTTTGAAAAAATCTCAGGAATGAAATTGACTTCCGAAGAAGCGCCTGTACTAAACTGACTAAAAGACATATTGAATACCTATTCACATGCCTCCCCATATCCGTGTGCCAAGAGAACTATTATCGGCGGATATTTCCAGAACCCATGGCCTGCATAATTTCAGCTTGATGCTTTTCAAATTCTTGATTCGGCATCCGCTTAATCTCGTCAACAGTCCAAAGTTTCTGTCCACCTTTGGTTTTGGGTGTTCGCGCTTTTGGCAATTTTGGTTCTGCAACCGCTTTTGCTTTTGCTAACACCCGCTCTTGCGGTGTTTGTACCTCGACGCCCATGTCCGCCTTAAAGCGATACAAGACGCTATTCACATCGTTGGATGATCCAGTCTGAATCCACTGCTTGGTAGCGTAGTCTTGCTCCTCTAGCCAGTTCAACCAATCTGCCGTCTCTATAAGATCATTGACATCAGGATGCTCTGATTCGATTCGCTGAAAATGCTCCGTAGCAGCTTGGTCAGTCTGAGCATCCACTTTGCTTTGCTCTTGCTTCGCCAAGGCTTCCTTCTGCGTTTCGAGCTGAGATTGCGTCCTCGCCAGTTCATCTAGCAGTGGAGCAGCTAAGTCAGGATAATCCTCCCTTAACTGATCTAACTTGCCAGAATCCCTTTTAGATTCCGCAGACTCAGATTTAAGCTCCGCAATTGCAGCTAACAGGTCGGCATTCTGCCGCTTCAAGTCCGCCGTTTCTTGCGTTGCCTTCGTCATTCGTGACTGTGCGCCTTTCATCGCTTTCTCAGCCTTTTGTAAAGCTGACCTCAAATCTTCCGGTTCACCGCTACCATCAGATTCGGTATCTTCCGCTATCGTCTCAGCCATGTCCGTTGATTCGGGGGCTTCTTGAACAACTTCTGTCTGCTCTTCCTGCGTATCCTCTGCCGAGGGTTCAGGGGTCACACCCATCATTTTGTCCAGTAACTGTTTAGCTTCTGCTTCAAGAACGTCAGGGTCATTTCTATTTGACATATTTTTTGTCGGGTCGATTGCTCGATATCCGCCTACTCAATCGCGGGTGTCCGCTTACGGTTCCGCGTAGTTTCAAGATGCGTTTTCGCACCTGATTCCAGATTGACCAAAAAGCGTAACTCTTCGAGCCGCCCTTGGTAGTACCTGAAATTTTTTTCGTCCGCACCTTCTAACTTTAACTGTGCGTCCGCAAATCTAGCCTCAAATACCTCTTGGAGGTGGAGCCATTCCTGCTGCCCCGCCAGCCGGAGGACTGCCTCCGATTGCCTCTTGTTGCATTTGAGCTTGCATGGCGAGTTGTTGTTGTTGTTCACGCGCAAGTTGCTCCTCGCTCTTTACGATTTCGTCTGGGTCGATATCCATACTCTGCGCTATCTCACGTAGAAGATGATTACGGTCAATAAGTGGCGCATCTAAATCATTACTGACAAGAGAGAGGAATTGCAGCAGTCTTTGACTCTGTACCTCTTTCTGTACAAGTGCTGTACTGCCGCGAGCGACAATTCGCAAGTCGCCTTTAGATTTTTGATTCGTGCCGTACTCCATATTCCAGTGGAACATGCTCTTAACTAACGGCTCTAGTAAGAAGTCATCGATATTTTTAATTGTGGACTTCAAAGCTACGTTAGCTGCGCCCATTAACATCGACATGCCGGTAGCCGTCTTGTTGAGGCTGGATGTCTGCTCACCGTGTGTATAAGAAGGTAGAGACGTTGTTTCGTCGGCAAACCTGCGGAATATCTCTACGATTTGGTTGAGTCCATTGGCGTTGGCAATAGGCTGATAGAACCGCACCATAGGCATGGAACCGTCACCACCTTCACGAAGAAATACCCGCCATGGGTGTATGTCTGTAGGATCTTCACCAGCCGCCAGCAAGTCAGTATTAACCTCCACCATCGGCGCTGAAGACATAGCTAGATTGTCTAGCCAAATTCTAGTGGCAGCATTCATTGTGCCTTGCGAGTCGCGCATCATTCGCGGCACACCTGTACCCCAAAACTGATGAGGAGAGCGCTCGTAAGGAAAAATGTGATATGGAATGGCGTACCCAGCAATCGGGTTGAGCATGATTTTTAAAATCTTGCCGGAACAGATCCAAACGCAGGCGCTAAAGTCTTGCGTTAGGTCAGTGCCTTCTGGAATTTCCACGCCATGCTCTTGCAGCTCAAACCCGTCAACAAACCCCCAATACTCTAAAAGCTCAAAGCGATTAGTTTCGGCGGAATTTTCATTAATACCAGCGATACGTCTGCGAGTTTTTTCGTGAGCCTCTTCAACGTGATTACCTGTCCTGTTTACTTTGAGCAGGTACTTAACCATTGCGCCGTCAAAGTTTGGAAGGTCGGCTAAGTCACGAAATTGCTTGCGAGTTAGTACATGCCGCCGAAACAAGCCATCACAGTCTTCAAGGTTTGTGCAGTAGGGGTCTGGATACAGGTCAAAAATACTTACAGACTCAACCTCAGGCATAGGCTGCTCTAACACTGACAGTGCAAATGTCTCTTCACCAGTCTCAGGATCAGCAGCTCTTGTGTAAGACTGCTTGCGATCTATCCTTACAGTTCCCGCCTTACATGCGCCAGAACCAAAAATACACGCTTCTAAAATACTTTCTTTCAGCTTTTGTTCGGCGTTTGTCTCGATAAGCTGGTCGAGGATATCCACGCTCATAGATTCTGCGGCAGAATCCGCAATGTCTTTGTACGCTTTTTTTAGATCATCTTCTAGCTCTGCCATCCTTGCGCGAACCAAGTCTTGATTCATGTCAGGACTCATGTTGCTTGCATCAACAATTTGTTGCGTAGCAAGTTGCCGAATCTGCATTGCCTGCATCGGATCGAGGTCGGGGACGGGGGTTGGCTCTATGCCAAAAAAACTATCGCCGTGCTGAAACAGTAAATCAACAATACGGCTGTATGCAGCCATGACTTTAGTTCTTGTCAGACCCACAAAAACCTTAGAGCGAGAGCCTGCCTCATTCAGCCGTGCAAGCACATCCGCTTCGTATTGACCTTGAAACTGACGCAGGTCTTTAAGCCACTCGCTTTCGGTTTCTTTACGCGCATCTTTATATTCAGTAAAAGTACTGGATAGCCGCGCACCAAGATTCAGCATACTTTGATCTTGTACGCCGTCCGATTCTTTCTCTTCAGATTCGTCTTGTGGTAAAAGCATTAGTATCCTGCAACTGGATCGAGCGTCTTAAACCTCCGAGGTATAGGTCGGTGGCGTGGGCGAGGCATTGATGCAAGTCCGTGCAGAGATATAGCGTAAGCCATAACCCTATCATCATAACACCCTGAAATGGAATTGAAAGCCCCCTTATCATCAATACAATAAGTTCGCAACTCTTGCAGTAAATCAGTATCTGCTATGCCACTTTCGCCTTGCCTAAGTAGTGCCGCAAAATTATTGATTATCAGTGGTTTTGATTTAGAGGTTGTTAAAAACCCGCCCCGCTTGGTCAGGGAGTCTGTATACGCTCCGTCAAGAGAATGCTCGACAAACAAGTTTGGGTATTGCAATTCTTGCAGCCTGCGCAACGTAGTCAAGCCATGGTTGTTTCTCTCAGGTATCAGGTAAGCGTTGTTGTAACGTCTACCTATATGCGAGCATATGTTGCCCCAATCCCACGGGTCTATATGTCCGTGCCAGCAAGCGACTTGCCTGCCCTGCGAATCTAAAACCTGCATACAGCTAAAGTCACCATATGCCAGACCTTCTGCCACATCTATTCCAGCGCAATATGTTTCGTCCGCAACCGGCGGATGCCACTCTCGATAATTACCGTACACTCTTGGCTCTGGGTTGCCGTTATTAATGTCTCCGATAAAGTCGGGGGTATAGCAGTCGTTCTCACATCGGTTTAGGTGGACTTCCTCAACAAAGCAGCGGCCTGATGACAGGAAGCATTCGGTCGGGTTTGATGGGTACTCCTGATGAAATAAATCCGTCCCGCCCAGCTCGTCCAGTTTGGCTCTGCGGAACGCGAGCTGCGCATCGTCAAGATTGTATCTTCTAGCCAGCTCATACTCTTCTGGTGTAGCCTCGAAATACGGATTAGGCTTACGCCGATACTCGTCCATCCAAAACCACGGGATAAAACAAACCTTCCATTCAGTCTCGCCCCGCAGGCTTTTCATCACCTGATCGTAAAACCATCCACCCGCACCATTGGCTGTACTTTCTAGTATGACCTCCGATTTTTGTCCGCCGACTGTTTGCAGAAGACCCGCGACTATGTCTGATCCCTGCGGATAAAAGGCGACCTCTGAGCCGTGGACGAATCTGTTGGTTTGACCTCGTCCTGTTTGGGTTGATCTGGCAGTTCCGACCCTGTACCGCGAGTTGATCTCATCAAATACCAAAGTTGACGCCGACTGACTAGCGAGTGGAGGTTTGAACGCCGGATGCGGCACTTGGTCATAGAAATACTTCACCATATTAAAGATAGCGTTGGTAGATTCGGCTAGATGTGACAGCACGAAGGCGTTTGCGTTTCGGTTTTGCGTGACTTTCCAGAAGTTTCGGCCCTGCGCATACGTCGAAATGCCCGTTTGTCGTGCTTTTAGGCACAACATTCTGATATTTCCCTGCGCTTTTAGCTGCTCCTCAAGCATGTTATGGACATATAATTGCGACGGATTTAGCTTAAATGAGACAGATTCACCCTCTTTTGTCACAATTTTTAGGATATTTTTGGCATAAAGAGGGAAATTCCCCTTTAGGACTCGCGCTAACTCCTCAATCTCCAAGATGATTCACCATCGCCCTACACCACCACAGCATGTCATGGTCGTGCATATCGCCTCGTATTAGGTTTGCTCTTGCACATACGAAGCGCACGTTATCCTTTATATAACCCTTCTGGGGATCTATGCGGTCAACACTCATGCTCATATCGTCCTGTAGTTTCGCCTGCATAGGCAACCCCGTAAGGGCGCAGTTCATGTTCTGTTGTCTGGCAAGGTCACGCAGATCGTCAACAGTAATGTCGCAGGCCATATGCCCCCTCTTAGCTCTGCTTTTAAGAACAGTAAACCGCCGCCTTAAAAACGTATCAGGGCTTTCTTCACAATACCGCTGAAAAGAAACGGTACGGCAGTCTTTACAGGTCTTGAAACGCTTTTTGGGGAATTGTTCTACAGGTTTGTTAATCCCGCATACCGAGCATACGTGATGACTAGCTGCCATTCTAAATCCTTGGTGAGGGCTTCAAAATTCTTCACTGCCTCACGGCTAGAGCCTACTGCAATTGCATCGCTCATGGGTGCTGTACCAAGGCCGATACAGCCATGTACATCTTGGGGGAAATTTGCGGTGTGGATGAGGATATGGGTTCTGTTTGGAACGTCTTGGACATGCCACGTTTCTCCGAATTTTGGTGACTTCCTCCACCCCATGTCATAGACGCCTTCTGGAATGCAGCTAATCATCACCGCATTATTTTTCCACGGCTTCTCAATTGTAAAAAACGTCTGACGGTCAAATCGTATGGCCCCCAGTGTGCCTTTGGGGTGGTACGCAAATCGCTCTAATTTAACTTCTGTCATTATTGGCCTTCTCTTTTGTGCCAAAAATGGCATCCCAATTTTTAGCAAACTTATTCGTGTCTTCAGGCCGTCGAACATCACCCTTGGAGTACAGTGTCTCCTTGTGATCACAGCTCTTTTTTTTCTTCTTCACGCAGCACCTCCACATTGCGTCAATAAAATAACGATGCCGCTAACGCTAAGGATCGTGACTAGAAATGGATCGATGAGCGGCAAATTATTTTTCATGTTATTTTTTCTTTTTGGGCGCTGGGGGTTTGGCTTTTTTAGCTTCGGCAGCTTTAGCAGCTTTCCTGCCGGCAGGCGTGTAGCTGTAAGATGTACCATTTACTTTTGGCATAATTATTTGGCCTTCTTGGTAGGTTTTTTTGCAGTTTTAGCTGCTGCTTTAAATGCAGCCTCCGTGGGTGCGCCCTTCTCTCCTTTCTTGCGCATTGGTCGTCCTGACG